GCTGTCTTTTTGTAAAATGCTTTAAAAACAATGACTTGCATCTTTTGCCGGTTAGCAAGTTGAGGTTTGTCGCGGTACAGTAAAGGACAGCACCACCACGACGCGGCACGGATTCGGCACATGGCCGAAAAACGAGCGCGCGCCGCGGCGGCACAAATCCGTCACACCATCATCCCCTGTTATCCGTCTGGACTCGCGGGTCGGCCTGCATCTTGCCCCGGAACCACGACGCGATACCCAGCACCGGCGCCATCGTCGCCATCACCCCGGCCTCCGCGCCGATCATCCCCGGCAGCTGCGCCAGCACCTGCGGATTCTCCCCCCCGAACATCACCCCCAGATAGCACGCTGCAACGGTAATGCCGCTGATCAGCGCCAGCAGCCCGAAGCAGAACCCGATGAAGGGTCGCCAGGAATAGGTCGGCCAGTGGTCCGACTTGGCTTCAGCCTGCATCGTCGCGTTGACTGCTGCGGTGTCGGCCGTGTCCGCCTGGATCTCGGCCAGCTGTACCGCCTGGCTGATCTGGTTCAGCTGCTCGCTGTGCCGGTCCAGTTCCTGCTGCAGTTGCAGCGCCAGCGTCGGGTTGCCGCGCACGGCCGCCAGCGCGTCGTCGCCGCTCGAAGTGCCCGTCACCTGCTGGGCGATGCTGACCACCTTCTGCGCGGCGTCGGCGGCTTTGTCGCTGCCGCTGATCCACTTCACGATGTCGGGCACGAACGAGGCCAGGCCCATAGCGATAGAAATCGGGTCCATCAAACTGCTCCTTTCAGCATGTTGCGGGAGATACGCGCCGCCCAGCCTTTGCCGAATGTCGGCCAGGTGCGCAGCGTGGTCATGTAGGCCAGCCGGTAGGCCAGGAACCGCAGCACCGAGCGCGCGGGGTCCATGGCGTTGGCGGCCTGAATGGTGGCCTGGCCGATGTGGCCGTCAGGATGAACGCCGACGGCGTTCTGCAGCCACTTGGCGGGGAATCCGCCGTTGTAGGCCGCGTCCAGCACCTGGAACGCGAGCGCATCCGGTAGCGCGTCGCACTGGAATTTGTCCCAATACTCGCGCTTGGCGATGGCCTGGGCGGTGGCCAGCGGCATGTCTCGCATGGCGCCGGTGTAGCCGGCGGCCACCGCCACGCGCTTAGTTACGCCCCACATGGTTTCGCCACCGGGGTCATGCGGGTTGTTGCTGTAGCCGCCCTCGTTGCCGATGAGCGCGGTGAATGCTGCGTTGAAATTGGCCATGAGCCCTCCTATCTGACTACATGAGACACGAACGCGCCGGCGGCGCAGTAGACGATCAGTTTCACTACCTCGAAAATCCCGTTTTCCCGGCGCCCGTCGATGCGTCGAATCTCCTTCCAGATCGCGTCCTGCCCGGATTGCAGCGTCGAGATATGCGCCTCGACGGTGGATATGCGGGCCTGCGCGCGCGTCATTTCCTGCACGGCCGACGCCAGCCCCTGCATGTGCTGTGCCATGGCCGACATCTCGCGCTGCATCCCTTCCATGCGCTCGTCCAGCCGGGCGACCGTTACATCCTGGCTTTCTCCCATCGACTCCCCTCCAAATTGATAGCGGCCCCGTAGGGCCGCTTGGATTTAGCTGACGATGTCGTATGAAATTCCCGACAGCGAAACGTAGGTAGAGCAATTAGCTGTACCGCCGACCACTTCATTTACTGTGACCACTCCATTAGAGCCAACAGTAATTGGCACGGAATAAACGTTATTCGGAGCGACAAAGCCTACTGCGCTATAGCGTTTATTCGATACTGGCCGCGCCCAATATGGCAACGTGGCAATGACGTTTGAAGTCCCGGGCGTCAAAAGTCCTTTCAACGATATTTTACCGCCCAGCAAATCGACGCCGAATTGCTCATTGCCGACGCCACCTTGATTTGCCCAGCTATTTGACAGTGTTGGCGGAGTGCTACCAGAAAGCGAGCTATAAACGGCGGGTGTCGCCACGTCCTTGAACAGCATATTCACCAGCAGTCGCGGGCTGCCAGTAATGAAATACACCGCATCGCTGGCGCTGGTGACAGACAGAACGTTTATGCTCAATACAGAGCCATAGCCCACATTTACCGCATTCTGTACGTTTGTAGCCTCAAGGCGGCCGATTTCAGAAACCAGCCCGGCGCCGCCCTGCATATTGTGAGCGACCGCGAATATAGTATTTCTGGCATCGATTGACTTTATGCTGTTCCGTTGAAGGCTTTGACCGGCGGTGCCATTCATTGATACTGCGGTTCTGCCTGCGACCGTTACGCCGAATTGATCGGAGAAAATGTGGTCTATGTCGATGCTGCTGATTGCATAGGGTCCATCCCAGGTGTAATAAACCGAGAATGGATACCCTTCGCAATGGATGGTGCCAATTTTGATATCGTCCAGATTATTGGCGTGGGCGTTCAGCATCACCCCAGCGTTGCATTGCGATGTTGCATAGGGAGCGGTGTTAATTGGCCCAGCTGCTCGGCAGTAAATACTTTCCACGTCTACGCCGCCTGCAATTTGCGTAGCCCCGGCATCGGCCTTGAATATAACCGAATCGGATTGATTCATATAAGCTTCAATCCGCTCCACGAATGCGTTCTTGCACTTTATAACGACGCCGTGCTGGCCATATACGGCCATTATCACGCCGGAGGTTTCCAGGCCTTGGAGCCCTTCGCCGATCAGCATGGCGTGCGTCGGTGCGCCTGGAGAGCTGCATAATCCGATAATGTTATGCAGTTTGGACGACATTTTCGGTGCAGCCGGTGGGCTGGCAGCGGTGGTTGTGTCCGGGTACGTGAAATTGTAGGCCTCAGTAATGCCAGCCGCTTCAACGCCTCCATACACGTTTTGCAGAACGGTATAGCCGCAATCAATACCAAGGTCGGACATTTCAAACTGATTCGCCCACGCCAGCAGCATGCCCTGAATAATCGTGCCACCAGTAAGCGCTTTGCAGTCGTTGGTTAGCGACGGCATTTTACGCCCGACCAGTTTTACATTGTCCTTGGAGATATATTTCCCGCTGCCTACACCGCTCATTCCCACCGCATATCCATTTGGCGGATAGGTTTTGTCCTCCAGTTGAACGATGCCGCCAGATGCAGGCAGGGCGTGGATTGCCAGGTCTACGATATTGTTTTGCGTCCCCCACCATTCCGGGCGAACAAAACTGTTTGCCGATATAGTGACGTTGCTATTCGGGGTAAACATCTGCCCCATCGTGTCCTCTAATTCAGACGTAAATACATAGGTCGGCAAATAGCAGACACCGGGTATTTTCAGCTTTTTATGGACGGCAGCCGCATAAATATCTGCCGCCTGAACGGCAGCGGTGTCATTGGTTACGCCGTCGCATTTTGCCCCGAATGTCTGGACATTGATGTTTGATCCGACGGGGGACAATTTCCAGCGGCCGCCGTCGGTGGCGACGATGATGGTGCCGTTATTGTCTGCGCTGGTGGTGTCCAGCGGGTCGAGGTAATAGTTTCCGCCCCCGCCATCCCCCTGCGCATCGTGCCCGGTTACAAACGCATTTGGCGCACCGGTTTTAACGAGCGCACGCACTGCGGTTAAATTCGGCACAACATGGCTATATGTCGAAACGGGATTCAGCAAAACGAATTGCGTCCCGTTGTAGAAAAAAACCGCGCCGTTTGCCGGGATATCGCCTACCGACACGGTTTTCGCGCCAGGTAGAACAATCGGGACTGCCCCGACGCTGTTGATATTCAGCGTCGGGCTCGTCGTCGCATTGGAGCCGACCATTACCCCACGGAAAACCTGCCCAACTGCATAGCTCTGAAACGCTGGCAGAACGGTGGCGACGATGGTGTCAGTTCCGCCCACGCTGGTCAGGGTCTGGACGGTGTTGTCCTGAACCTGGGCCAACGCGGCATAGTCGTTTCGCGCCTGGCCATTGGCCACCCCCGTATGTCTGAAGTTGCCCATCGGCAGGTTGGCAGTGGGGGCCGCCTGGCCATCGCGCGGCACGCTGTTGGTGATTTCCGACCCGATGTCGGAAATGGTGCTGTTGAACGCGTTGGGGTCCATCAGCGTGCCAGCCTGAACCGGGTTACCTGCCGGCGGGTTGTATTGCCCTGATCCGTTTCGCATTTTCATGCTCCATGAATGAAGAAGCCCCGCCAGAGGCGGGGCTTGTCGATGGGGTGATGTGGTGTTACGGCGCAGCTTGGGCGCCAACGTTGGCGGCGGCGGCCGGCGTGCCGCGCAGCGCCTGCAGCAGCAGCGGGCTGACGGTAGTCTGGCTCTGCAGCAGCTGGTTGGCCACGTCAGGATTGAGCAGCGCCTGCGCCAACTGGTCGGCCGCGCGCCGGGTGGCGGCGTCCTGCAGTGCGCCAGCGCCGAGCCAGCCGCCCATGGTGCCCACGCCAGGAATGACGGTGCCGATGGCCGCCGCTGCCGCTTTCTGGGCGGTGCCGCCGGACGAGCCTTCTCCGGTCAGCTGTCGCATCAGCCAGTCGTTGGCGGCCAGGTTGGACAAGGTGTCGCTACCGGATGATTTCAGGCTGTTGCTGATGGAAGAACGTTGCAGATCCTGCTGGACGCCCGTCAGGGCTGCGGTGGCATCGTCGCTGATGCCGTAGTCGGAATTGCGCAGAGCGCGCGCCAGCGCGGAGTTGTAGCCGTTCAGCGTAATAGATGGATCACCAGCGGCGTTAAGAGCGCGATTGCCAAGGTTGTCCAGAATCGACTGTCCGGCCTCCATGTCGGAAATGGGTACAGACGCGTCTCGATACGATTGCCGCGCACTCGCGTAATTTGGAGACTGCGTGTCGAGCCAGTCGAGGAAATTCCCACGAAGATTCCGTATCGCATTTTGCTCTGCGCCCGCCATGCCGGTCCGTTGCCCTTCGTCCAGCATAGCATCGAACGCCATCTTCATATAATGGCCGCCGGTGCCGGTCAGGTCGCCGTCGTCGGTGATGATCGGTGCGCGATCCATCGAGTTGGCGGCCAACTGGCGCGCGCGCTGCAACGCCGACGCGCCGGCCGGCGTGGACAGCAGATCCGTCAGCGTCGAGTCAGGAACATACGATTCCTGGCGCGCCGCGGCGTAGAGCGGACCGGCGGCATCCTGCCGCGCCTGGATTGCACCTGCCATGGCGTCCGGCGTACCAGCTACCCCCTGGATGGCCTGCAGGCGCGCTGCGTTGTTCTCGATCGCGCGCTGCTCGAACATCGCCCGGTACTGCGGCAGGTTCGAGACGGCCTTTTCCAACTGTACGGCCTGCGGCGTCTGCAGCACCTGCGCCAGCGTCGGCCGCGAGCCCGGCACGAACTGTTGCGCCGGCGTGCGCAACGCGGCGGCCAGGTCGGCGGCGTTCGATGCCGTGCCGGCTGCCGGGCCCGCAGCACCAGCAGGCGCTGCCGCGCTGGCGCCAGCCCCTTCAACTGCGGGGGCTGTTGCAGCGGATTGCGCCGGCGTGCGCAACGCGGCGGCCAGCGTGTCGGCGGCGGTTGCCCGGGGCGAGATTACCGGTTTGGCGGCCTGGTAAAGGCCGCGCGCGCCATTGGCTGCACCGGATACTGCGCCACCGATAGCACCGCCGATGGCGGTTTGAAGGGCTTTTTCCTGCCAATAGCTGGGCGCTTTGCTGCCCTGGCCGGTTATCAGGTCGCTCATGGTCGGCGGCACGGCATTCGTAACGGGCTGCATGGCACCGACCGTTGCGCCCTGGGCGACGGCATTGGCAATGCGCCGGGCGCTGGCGCTGCTGGATACCAGCGGCAGCCGTTCAGCGATAGATCCGGCCCGGCCCAGCAACGACGCGCCGCCGCTGGCCAGGAATGGTGCCGCATCACCAATCGCTGCGCCGGCTACGCTGGCGGCGTTGGTCGGCGTGTTCGCCTGGTATTGCTGCTCGCGCTGCGCCATGTAGGCGTTGTTGTTCTGGGTAACGCCATGCCAGTACCGCGAAACAGGGTTGTCCGGCAGCATCTGCAGCCCTGCATCCACCCCGTTATCCAGCAACTGGGACGCGCCCAGAACGGGATTTAGCAGGTGGTGCTGACCGGCACGGATGAAGTCGCCCACGCCGCTGTTCGCCAGATCCTTGCCGAGTCCGCCCGGCAGTACGGCCGACAGCGTGGTAGCGACATTGTCGGTGGCTGGAGTAGCCGGCTTTGCGGCTTTGGTCTGGGCAACCGGCACAGGCGACTTTGATTGCAGGGCGGCCAAGATCGGGTCGCTCTGCCCCTGGCTACCGGCTGCGGCCGGCGCTGCCGTACCAGACAGCGCGGCCATGATCGGGTCGGCACCGGCCGGCGGCGGTGCGGCTTTCGCGGCCTGAGCCATCTGGGGCTGGGGCTGCTGTTTCAATTGCTGGAAGTAGCCAGCCACCTTGCTCACATAGTCTTGCGTGCGCGGCCCCCAATTCGCCGGGTTCGTGCCGCCGTGATACTCGGTGACGGCCATCTCCGGGTCGCCGCCGTTCCGTTGCAGCGAACCAGCCAGCAGCTGCGCCGCGCCGTCAATAGCCTGCGCGGGGTCGCGCGGGTCGATGCCGAGCTTGTTGGCGATGCTCTGCCGGATCTGCATCAGCCCGATGGCGCGGTCGTTCGGGTCGCCGACCGCCGGCACGGGGCCGACGGCGGACAGGTTGCCTTTCGGGTTCTCCTGCATCTGAACGGCGCGCAACAGGTCCGGGTCGATCCCGTACCGGGCCGCCGCGGCGTGGAAGAGGGGATCGAGCCGGTTTGCCATCACATCCATCCTTGCTGTTTGACGAATTGGTATTTCCGCAGCAGTTGGGCCTTGTCCGCGGGCTGCAGCTTGCCGACGAACTGCTGCAGATCCTGCGGGTTCATCAGCTGCATCTGGGCGATGCGCGGGTCGAAGTTCTGACGCCACATGTTGTCGAACTGGTTGTACTGCGTGGCGTCATTCCCATGCTGCGCCATGTACTGGCTGGCGGCGGCTGCCTTCGCTTGCAAGGCCATTTCGCCGGCCTTGTTCCAGGTCGCCAGCGCCTGCAGCGCCTGCGGGAAATGCTCATCGTTCGGGTTCGCGTGCATTGCGGCGTTGAGCTGGCTGTCGGTGCCCGTGCCACCGGACGCCTGCCATTGCCGCAGCCCATTCTGGGCCAGGAATTTCTGCATTTCCTGGAATTGCGTCACGCTGTCCTTCTTGCCGGCCACCAGCGATCCCAGCACCGGAGAATTGGCGGCGTACCCCAGAATTTTGTTCTGCCAGGCCGAGCCCGGCCCGGTGTTCACGCCGTTCTGCGACAGCTGGATGATGTTGTCCAGCACGTTGACGCGCGTAGGGCTATCCGTCGCTGCCGTCGTCAGGTCGTTGTAGCGTTTGGCGTTGGCCTGGGCGATGGTGACGCGGCTGTCGTTGGTGCCTGCGATTGGTGCCGGCCGAAGGTTGCCGCCAGCCGCTTGTCCCGGAGCCTGGTATCCGGCGAACCGTCCGCCACCGCCCGCCGGCGCGCCACCTGACGCCTGCAGCTCGCTGGTGAAAACCGGGTTTCCATCGGCGTCGTATGCCGTCATCGGTTTGACGGCAGCCGCGCCGGCCGCTTTGGCCTGTGCGGACGACTGCACGGCAGCAGTGCCGCCCTGTACTGGCACCATAGCCCATGAGCCATCCGCGGTTTGCACGCTCTGGAACCCCTCAGGTGCAGCAGCTGGCATCGTGGTGATGTGTCCGGTGCGCGGGTCGACCAGGCCACCGCCTGGGCGCACGGGGACAGGTGCGATGTAGTTGTCCTTGGCGATGCTGTCCTGAAGCACCTGGCGCCCCAGCTGCGACGACGGGTCTATGCCGGCGGCGCGCAACTTGGTGACGACGTCCGGCGCCTTGTACTGCGACAGCATCGCCTCGGTGTATTTGTCTGGGTTCATCAAGTACATCGCCATAGCCTGCTGCGGCGTCATGCCCGGCAGGGTCATGGATGCGCCGCCGGCAGAGGGCGGTGTAGCCGGAGGAGGGGCCGGAGTCTGCCCAGCGCCGCCACCATCTCCGCCGCCGCTGCTGGACTGTTGCAGAGCCTGAGCGAGTGCCGTCGCCTGCCTGGTTGGCCCAGCCGTTGCGCCACGCTCGGCCAGAGCCTGCAGCGCGGCGGCATATGCGGGATTGCTGCCGTTGCCAGCATCGGATAGACCCGGGTCGCTCTGTTGCTGGGTCGCCGGTTGCGCGCCAGCGCCGTCGGCGCCGAATTGGCCGCGCAGGTATTGGGCATACTGCTGGTTCAGCTCGCTCTGCTGCGACATGGCATTTTTGGCCATGGCCGCGCCGGTCCAGGTTTGCAGCATGCGCGCGAGCCCCTCCAGTGGGGACTGTCGAATCGCCACGCCCCCCACCGATTGGAGCGGCTGCGGTTGCATACCCTGGTTCATGGCCTGCATGCCCACCTGGCGTTCCAGCTCGATCTGCTGTTGGGTTTGCGCCAGGTTGGGGTACAGCAAGTTCATGCCGTTCATCATGTTGTCAGCCATAGTTCCAGCTCCATGATTGTTGAGGCGCAGGGGTCATGGTGGAGTACGGCATCGAGGTATCTACCGGTGGCAGCTGCTGCTGGTTTTGCCGCTGGCCACCAGCCATCTTCCCCATGCTCCCGAATCCCTGCTGGATCATCTGCGCTTTTTGCTGTGGGCTCAGGTTGTTGAACATGCCGAAAAGCCCAGAGCCGCCAGAACTGCCGGCAGCCGCTTGGTATGGGCCGCCGAACTGCATGGCGTCACCGCCCAGCCCGGCAGTGCTGACGCCGTAGTCCGCGAACGTCGATCCTCCAGCGGCCGCGCCAGAGTCAGCGCCCATGCTGGCAAGTCCACCAAGCCCACCGCCAGACCCTGCGGCCGTCAGCCCGTACCCTCCGGCTCCGGCCTCGGCTCCTGCGCCCATCTCGGCAGCGCCGGCCCCAGCACCCGCGCCGCCAGCACCGCCGGCCCCCATCAGCGCGCCGCCGCCGAAGATAGAGCCGATGACGGCGGCCGCGGTGGCATCTGGGTGGTTTTGCGTCCAGCCGTTCCCCAGCTCCAGCGTGGAGTTGGCGTGCATGGCGTTGTGGGTTTTGTAGATGTCGTTGAAGGGGATTTTCCCGGTCAGCACGTTGCCCCACCACTTAGTCTCCGACCAGGGCATCTCCAATTCTTTGCCGACGAATCCTAATACGCTCATATCGCCCCCATGTTCACCGCCAGGTTGCCACCGCCCGCATCAAATACTGCACCAGGGGCGACGCGGCGGACGTCCTGCGCCATATAGCCGACGGTGCGCGGTGCGCGGTCGGACTGCCAGAGGTAGCGGAATGCGTACAGCGCCAAGCCGCGCACGCCAGTACCGATGCGTTGCACGGCCTTTTTCAGCCGCCGATCGGACAACATATAGGCCGATCCCAGCATACCGCCTAGGCTGAACAGCCCATTCATCATCCCTGCCGACTGGCCTGCCTGGGCGTTGTAGGCGTTCAGCTGGCCTTGATAGGCCATCTGAGTCGCCGCCATGGTGTTGGTGGGGTTCATGCTGACGCCAGGTGCGCCGCTGAAGTTCGGCATCTGCACCTGCGAACCGGTGCGCAGCGCGTTCAACTCGTTCAGAGGCTGGTTGCGCATCGTCAACTGGTTCTGCAGCATCTGCTGGTTGGCGCTGTTGTTCAGCTGGGCGTTCTGCATGCCGATCCCGAACAGGCCGGCCTGCGCCGTGTTCTGCAGGTTGGCGTTTTGCAGCCCTTGGTTGAACAGCTGGTTCTGGTACTGCATGCCCTGCAGGGTGGCGTTGTTGGCGGCCTGTGACTGCGTGAATCCCTGCTGGCGCGCCTGGTTGTCCATCGCGTTGTTGTAGGCCTCGCTACCGGGCGTGATGCCCTGGTTTGCCAGCTGGGCAGCCAGCGACTTGTTGGCCTGGTCCATCTGCGGCTGCAGCAGCGACATCTGGCTGTTGTAGGACGCATTCGTCGCGTTCTGGGCCAGGCCGGTCAGATCGCCGCCGTTCACCGGCCCAGCGTAGCCAGGCATGCCGCTGGTGCTGACGCTGGACTGCACGGCAGGCATGCCATTCGTAGACACCGGGCTAGAAAGCTGACTGCCCACATTCCCCAACAGCTGGTTGGAGGTGTTCTGCATCATCTGCGAACCCTGCATGTTCGAGTCGTACAGATGCTGCTGGCCAGGGCTCAGGTTGATGGATTGGGACCAGATCGGCGCGCCCGTGGTGGGGTCGGTGCCGTTCTGGGTCCAGGTGCTGTTTCCGAGCGGGGTATAGGTGTTGGTGCGGTTCAGCGCCGCATTGTAGGCGGCCGTCTGTTGGTTGCTGGTAGTCTGGGCGGCCGCGGTCGCCGTAGGATCAGGCGCGGCCGGCGCTGAGCCACCTTTGCCGCCACCCTCCAGGGTGGCGAGCTTGGACGTGCCGAAGCCTGCCGGCCGGAACGCACGCTCCGGCAGCATGGTGAAGTGGTCGTATCGCATGGGAAACCTCAGAGGAAACGGCAGTCCTCGCGCCGCATGATGTAGACGATGGCGTCGCCATCGGGGAAATAGTCGGCCAGCGTGGCCTCTTGCCGGAAGCCGAGCCGTTCATCCAGCCGACGCGCCCGCATGTTGCTGGCACCCACCAGGCCGGTCAGCCGACGCACGCCGAGTTGGTTGAAGGGGTAGCCGAAAATGTGCCGGTAGAACTCACGATTCAGCGCGCGCGGGTCGTCGCACCGGCTATGGATGGCGATGGAACTGCCCGTCCAACTGTCGTACATGACGCCCACCACCAGCTGGCCGTCGACCTCCATGCCGATGGCCGGATTCCCCTCCACCCACCGGCCGCCGGCCGCCTCGCAGACCCAGCGCCCGACGCGTTCGGGCTCATCGAAAATGATCCGCTTCACATCACGCTCCCGATCTCGAATGCAAAATCTGTGGCCATCCACTTCACGTTGGCGCCATTCGTGGTGATTTTCAGGTGCAGCGCCGCGGTGTAGCCCATACCCGTTACCGACTGCCAGTTATTGATGATGGTCTGCCCATACGGCCAGGTCGACGTTCCCCATATCGCCGATCCCCACATGGCCATGGTGATCGGTGCCGTGGACATCATGCCGATTGGCGGCGTGGTGTCGTAGTCGATGTTCAGCATCATCAGGAAGGACGGCTGGCCAGACGACGAAAAAATGGGTTTGGCGGATGTCCAGTTCTTCAGCGTGGCCGGCTGTCCGAAGTTGCTGAACGCCGGCAGCGCCTCTGCCTGGATCGCTGCGCCGTTGTCGCTCCATCCTTTCCAGGCCTGGGCAACGATGCCGGCGCCACCGAAGTACAGCTGGTCGTGAAACACCTCGAACGCATTCGCGTTCCATCCCTGGAACTGGCACCACGCGCCGGTGACGGTGTTCTGCACATACTGTTGCTGCTGACCCTGGCTGACGGGCACGTTGACGATAAGGGCGTTGGCGGTAGGGTAGGCGATGGCCTGCCACCCGTAGTTGTTCGGGTAACTGCTGGTGGCGTTGCTGATTGCCCACTGGATGTTGTCGGTCAGCGCGGACTTGTTGTCGCTCACGTCGGCGAAGAACCGGCCCTGGTTCATGCTCTGCAGCCCGTCCTTGCTCAGGTAGAGCAGGTCATCGCCGAACCGCGTCAGGCAGCGGTTGCCCATCGGCGAGCCGAACTGCCAGACCCCGACCAGCGACCATGTGGTGAGCTGCGATGGGTCGGTGCCCTGGTAGATCGCCACCTCTCCGGTGTTGGAGACGAAAACCGTCAGATCCTGGGCGCCGAAACCGCCCGTGACGCTCCAGCTTCCAACCGCCACCAGCTTGCCGCCGTTTCGGAACACTGGGCCGACGTCGAAAATCTGTGCCGCGCCGCCCAGCGACTGCACGGGCAAATAGGCCGCCTGCGTGCCGCCAATCACGAACCAGATCCGGGATTTTGCCGTATGTACGAATGAAATCTGGTTCAGCGGGATGCCGGTAATGCTGATGGGCGAGCTGGTGGCCGTCACCTGCTGCCAACTGCTGCCGTTGTACAACTGGGGGTAGTCCAGCCCATTCACTGCATAAAGGAACGTCCCGCCTGGTGTCGTCATGTGGGCGGTGACATACCGGTCGGATGACTGGCCGGCCACCGCGGGCGCGCCGACGGCGCCGGAGTTCGTCACGTCGTAGATGCCAGCGCTGGACGCGGCAAACAATCGTGCGGCCGGCCCATTGTAGGCGAACACGCTGTCAACCTGGCCCGGCAGCCCGGTGGCCCAGTTCTGGAATCCAGGCCTGATTTCCACATCCGATGGAGTGGGGAACATGTTGATCAGGATGCAGGCCATGTTGGCCGGCATGTTGGCAATGGCGTCCCGCGCGTTCCAGCCGCCTACCGGCGCCGGCACGCTGACGCCGCTGGTGGTGGGCGAAAACGATGCCATGAGGTCAGGAGCCTATGTTTCCATACCCGGTATCGGGGATGTTTGCTGTGGAGATGAAGGGGTTCAGGCCTGAACCGCTGGTCAATGACAGATCGCGCATGCCGGCCTGGGAGGCGATTGCCCGATCGCGCGCGCGCTTCCAGTCCTCGTATTCGATGCTGAACTCCAGCCCCTTTTTCCGGCGGTAGCGCCAGATGATGCCCAACACCATCACGTTGTCGTCTAGCAGGTAGGTGTCCGTGTCCGCGGCGAACTGCGGTTGCGGCACATTGTTGGCGGACTGGCACCAGCAGTTGCTGTAGTACTCGTAGACCAGCGTGTTGTTGTCGGTGGGGCTGGGGACCGGGAACAGCACAAACTGGCCGGCTAGGACACGCCAGCGCCGGCGCGGCCCCAGTGGCACCACTGCGGACTTCAGCACCTGCCATTCCTGCGGCGTTGCCGGGCCCAGCAGCTGCCAGCGCATGCTGCGGTCCCATGCCGTGCCGGGGATGAGCATGTCAGCGTCCGCCGGCAACGCGTAGGTGTCCTGACCGCCTACCACCTGCCACACGAACTCCCGCCGGAGCATCTGCCACCCGTCAATGCTGGTCCCGATGGCATGCATTTCCTGCCCTTCGCGGTTCGCCAGCGCCAAAAGCTGCTTGACGGTGGGGTCGATGGACCCGATCACCTGGGGAGGCTGGATAATGCCGATTTCGGCACACGCATCCTGTATCAGCTGCAACAGGGATTTGTGCCCGGCGGGAGTTAGCGCGCTCATGCGTTGCGGCTCCTGCGAGAGGTGCTTTCAGCAGCTTCGGCGGCGGTGCGCGGCTCTTGCAGCTTATTCTGCAGGTCTTCTATCTGAGCCTGCATGGCAGCCATGGACTGTTCCATCCGGGTGATGGTGTTGTCGCGGGCCTCCAGCTCGGACTGCATGCGCGCCATCGGCGCATTGCCGGCGGCGGCTTCCAGCCAAGTCCGGGCGCGGTCGCGCAGTTGCCGGCCACCGAGCCAGGACAAATTGCCGTCCGCGAGTGCCGCCAACTGGTCGACGGTGTGGATGTTCAGCGCCTTCAGCTCGGCCACCTCCACCTTACTGATCTGCGGCCACTGCTCCAGCGGAATACCGTCGCCGTGCTGCGTCATCTCCTGTTTGAAGGCGGCCCATTGGTTCGGGAAGCGGCGCAGGTCAGAAGGACCGGCTTCATCGTCCTGCAGCTTGACGGGGCGGACCACCTTCTTGGTCTTGTCGCCGGGGAACAGGATCGTGATGAAAGGGATTTCGCTGAAAATCGGCCGCCCTTCTTGCTGGCTCTCGAACGGCTGATGGACGGCCTCGGTGTGGAATTCGACGTATAGGCCGGTATCGTTGCCATGGGATACCTGCGCGATGGTTTGGCCCGGGGAAAAACTGTATTTTTCCGGGGCGAATGCGTCGTTCATGGGGTAGTCCTTTGTGGGTTATGCCGGGCTGACGGTCAGTTGTTCAAAGTGGGGATGTAGGGCTGCTGGGCGGCGGGCTCGGCGTGTTCCTGCTGGGGCGCGGCATACAGCGATGCCGGCGCCGCCGGCGCTTGGCTGAATCCGCCGGGGATGTGGGACACCAGTTCATTGAACGCGGCCACAACTTCGTCAGCGTGGGCGTGCGGATCGGGGTGGCGGTTGGTAGCGGCGAAGGCCAGCGCGATCAGGCGGATTTCTTCGGTGGTGATGTTCATGGCTGCTCCAAGAAAAGAGAAGGGCGGCCGAAGCCGCCCTGTTTGGCGATCAGGTGATGGCTCCCTGCGCCAGCGGGAAGGTGCCCCACAGCACCGCCTGGTTTGCCGGCAGCACGATCTGGCCGTTGCCGCTGCCGATGGTGGCGCCGGCCGCCGACGCGTACTGCACGCCCTGCATCTGCAGCGAGGCAGACGCGCCCGGCTGCACGCTGCCAGCCGCGCCGAAATACGCCTGGCCGCCAACCGCAGGCGCGCCCGAGGTGTAGACGATCATGGCGCCACCTACCTGGAACCACGCCCACTGACCGGCGGGCGGGTTGCTGATCGCTGCGCCCAGAGACAGGCCGGAGTTTTTCACCCCCGCCCACGGCTGAGCCTGCAGGATCAGATTGCCGTTGCCATCCAGCGTGTGGGTGAACTGAACCACCTGGCCCGCGCCGATGCCGGCCGTGTACGAGCCGACGACAGTTGCGTTGCCGGTCGGCGTGTTCGGGTTGGCAATCGGCTGCTGGCTGTTGGTGTCGATCACCAGGCCGACGTTGAAAGTCAGCGTGGTGGTAGACGGCACCGACGCGACGATGAACTGGCCGTTGTAGCCTGCCGGCTGAGCGCCAGCGATGGAGATCGCCGCGCCGACGGCCAGGCCATGCGGAGCAGTCGTGGTCAGGGTTGCTACCCCGGCCGCCACGGTGATGGATTGCACGGCCTGGGCCGCGATCGGTGCAACCTGGGCGAACGCGAAGAAGCCGCCGCCCAGCACCGAATGGGTGCCGTCCACGAACTGCGACGGCAGGTTGTAGCGGCCCATTTTGCCGGCGTTCGGGCCGACCAGCATTTCCGGCCCCGGGCCGACCGGGTCGACGCTGCCCAGATCGACGGTGCCGATCAGGGCGTCCTGCATAGTCCAACGTGCCATGTTGTTCCTTTCCTTACGCGCAGAGCACGCCTTGCAGACGACGGTTCGAGCAAGTCATATTGCCGGCAAAGCCGATGAGCTTGACCATCGCGTCTTGGTTGGTGGCATAGCGGTTATCGCCGATCGGCGCGAAGTTTCTCGCGCTGTGCGGCCGCAGGAAGATGTAGTTCGTGTTGAGGAAATACATGCTGTTCGCCGGGGCACCACCACCGACGCCACCATCCGGGACCACGTCGGCGCCCATGAACTTCAGGGACTCGAAGCCGGCCTCGGCCATCTCGGACGAGGTGATGCGTTGGATGGCCTGCAGGCTGGACAGGTAGGCCAGGTAGTAGTTGTTGTCGGCGACGATGAGGTCGGTCTTGTCGGCGCCACGAAGCAGGTTGATCCACAGCTGGTTCATGTAGCCTTGGATGTTCTGCGGGGTGACGGCCGCGCCACCGTTGCGCAACGCGGAAAACGCCAGGTTGCGCCAGAACGCGCCGATGCTGGTGGAGGCGTCGATACCGCCCACCATGCCCTGCGCGGGGTTCTGGCTGACCAGCAGCTGCAGGCCGCCGATTTGACGGCCGCCGTCGGCGGTGCCGTCGCTGTAGCAGTCCAGAGCCACGTTGTTGGTCATGGTGCGTTCGGCGTTCGAGATCCGGCCCTCCAGCAGGTCGATAACCTGCTCCTCGCCGCTGTTCTGCAGCTCCTCCAGGCCGCTGATGCTGATGGCCACGGCCGCCTGCGCGTAGTTGAACTCCGCGCCGGTGAACACGTCGGACGGGCTGATGTTCAGCTGCTCATAGCCCGAATACCGCTTGTAAGTGCTGTTCTCGGCGTATTCCAGCTCTTGCACGATGGTGCGACCGCCGGACACTGGCTTGACCTTGCCTTTGCGCTTCAGGCGGTAGAGGAGGGCGTTGTTCTTGGTGAAGTTGTCGGCGATTTTCCCGCTGCGGTTGCGCAGCGTGGTGGTGACGATTTCCGTCATCGTTGCCGACGGGTTCTGCAGTCCCATGTGGGCTCCTTTCGATTCGGTTCAGTTCAGACCTGGCCGCGGGCGGCGCGGAGGCTTTGTGCTAACTCGTCGCGCAGGCTGAGGTTCTGGTTTGCGGCTGCGGGGGTGACACTGCCGGGCGCGCCGCTGAGGCTGACGCCGGCAGCTTTGGCCTGCTGGGCTCGTTGGCTGGCGGCCTGGGCTGCTGCCTCCCTCTGGTCAGCATCGTGTTTGCTGATGAGGTTCTGGCGCAGGTCGGGCCGTGCCCATACGGCGCGTTCGTAGGCATCATCCAGGCTGCTCGCCATCCCCGACTGCAGAAGCACGGCCATGTCGCCGCGCACCTGTTCGAAGTGCGGTTTGCCTTGCTGGAACGCCTCGATCTGGCGCTGCATGTCAGCCTGCTGGGCTTCATGCTGTTGCTGTACCCCTTGCAGTTGCATCTGTTCGAGCTGCTGCAGGCGCTTCTGCATCGCTGCGACGGCAGGGTCAACTTGCTGGGGCTGGAACTGCGCCACGGCATCCAGTGGAATGGCGTAGTCGCGCAGGATCTGGTGGACCATCTGGATTTTCTGGTCCGGGTTGCCGTAACGCAGCGCGGCGTCGGCGGCGAACAGGTGCTGGGCGGCCACCACCGGCGGCACGTTGAACTGGCGGATCGTGTGTTCGAACGGCTTCAGCGCCTCGCGGAACTGGCGGCCGGTCTGGCGCTCGTCGTCCATGCGGCTGAACTGCTGCTGCATCTGGGCTTCGCGGGTGGCGATGTACTGCTGCGCCTCCGGCGGGATTTTTTCCCAATGGGGGCGGGCCTCGGCGGACCAGCTTGGCGGCGGCGCGGTAGCGGCTGCGGGTTGCGCAGCGCTGGCATCTGCAGCAGGCGCGGCCACGGCGGTTTTGTCCACCGACTGGGCAGCGGCTGCTGCGGCAGCGGGCGCGCCTTCCGGCTTCGCAGTGAAGCGGCCCTGTTGATCGCGCGCGGCGGTGCCGGGCTTGGGCTCGCCCTGGCCGGTGGTCTGCTGCTCAGCGGCCGGCTTCGGCTGCGGCGGCGGGTCATTCGGCGCGCTGTTAAGTTCGGTGTAGGCAGCCTGCAGCTGCTCACGCAGGGACTGTTCGCCGGCGTCGTTCTCTTCCTCGCCGCCGGGGACTGCAGTAGCGTGTTCGCTCATGGTGGTTGACTCCAGAAATGACGAAGGGCCGCGCGTGGCGGCCCTGGTGCTTGATGGGATTGGGGTTATTTGGCGTCGTGCAGCTTTTGCTTGAGCTGGAAGCCCAGCAGCGGCCAGAGCTTGTTGACTGCATTCTGGCGAGCGATCTTGCGGCCGATCTCAGCGTCGAAGTTCTCCGGGCTGGCGCAGGCGCTCTCGCCGGTGACGGTGAAACCGTTCTTCAGCACCAGCACGCAGAAGGTCAGCAGCGCCAGGGGCTGGCCCGGATGGCCGTCATTGGGGTAGACGCCGGTGGCACCTGCCACACCCTGGCCGGCGGTAAAGTAGTGCTCGCTGGCGATGGCGGATTCGACGTCAGCCGGCGTGATGCGCGGCGCGGTCAGCCCTTTGGCCTGGATTTGCTGCTCGATGGTGGTTTCGGTCATGGTTTCCCTTTCAGGCGTTGTGTTTGGCCAGCACCTCGCGGGTGGCCTCGGTCAACTCGCGCCGGACGTTGAAGTCGCCCAGCACCTCGGTGCGCGGTTTCGGCTTGCTGCTCTCCGGCCCCAGCTCTACATAGTCGTTTCGCCGCAGGAACTCGCGGTGCTGGGCGCGGCCCTCGATCATCGGCGCGGTGCCGGTTTTGCTGTCGATGGCCATGGCCTGATAGGCCGGCTGGTCGGGCTGGATGAATGGCGCGGTGATCTGGCGTTCCATCACCAGCCCGCAGCACTCCGGCAGGTTGTCGTTCATCTCGGCGACGCGCCGGTAGATGTCGAGGGTGTGCTGGCAGTGCTGGCACTTCATGACGTAGATGGGCATTACTCGTCGCTCCCGTTGGGTTCTGCGCTGTCTGCGCGCTCGGCTGCGGCGGCGGCGCTGATCTGGGCCGTCTGCAGCGTGGTCTGGGCGGTAATCTCGGCCACCTCCACGCGCGCGGCATTGTTGAGATTGGCCAGGATGATCTGCAGATTCTGGTCGGCCTCGGCGCGCTGCTGCTCCAGCACCATCCGCATCTGCTCCATCCTCTCGTCGAACTGCTGCTGCATCATCTCGCGCTGAGCCTCCAGCGCGTTCTGGTGCGCGTTCTGCTGCGCCTGGGCGGCCTGGGCGGACGTGTCGACCTGGGCCTGCAGCTGGGCCTTGAACTGCTCCAGATCCTTCAGCGCCGCCAGCTTTGCCTGTTCGACCTGGATGGAAACTTGGCCGCGCATCTGCTCCAGCTGCATTTCGACCTGGCCCTTGGCCTGCACCTCCTGCAGCCGGCCCTGCACTTTGATCATCTCCGGATCGGGCTTCGGCGGCTGCGGCTGGCTGGCCAGCTGCTGCAGTCTGTCCAACGTGGCCTGGAATGCGCCCTCCAGGCTGCGGCCGACCTTGAACGAGCGCACGGCGAACATCAGCAGCTCGCCCAGCAGCGGCGCGATGGTCGGGTTCTGCTCGGCCGCCGGCACAGCCGCCTGCAGGAACTTGCTGCAGCTGTCCAGGAACGCCATGCGCTGCTGTTGCTCCTGCTGCTCGTCGTCGCCGATGGTGCTGTCCGTCTCGATGTCGATGCGGAACGTTCGCGCCGCGTTGTTCTTGAGCAGCGCATCGACCTCCTCGATGCTGGGGTCGGCCATCGCCTTCAGCAGTTTCGGCGACAGCTGAGGGGCTGGCGCTGGTGCCGGCTGCGGCGGTTGGCCAGGCTGCTGCGGTGCTTGGGGGTGGCCTTGAGGCATGGCCGGCTGCTGTTGCATCTGCTGGAGCTGCAATTTCTGCGCCTGCGGCAGCAACTCCACGCCGCTGATCGTTAGCAGGGTGGCCATGCCGAAATGGGCTGCCATCACCTCGCCCATCAGCGCCAGCAGGTCGCGGGCGAACCGGGCGGCCTCGTCCTGCATGTCGCGCAGCCGGATGCTGGCGAACGCCCCTTTGGCGCGGGTGGCCGTGGCCGTCTCGCTTGGGTCGTTGGCGCCGCGCAGGATGTCGGACATGCCGGTGATCTCGTACATCTCCTGTTTGACCTTCTCGCGCGCCTCGTACAGCTGCATCAGCGCTGCGGCCACCTGTTCCAGTGGCAGGAACTGCACCGAGCCGGCTAGGCCGCCCTTTTCTGCGAACGCTGGCCAGTTCTTGACCGGCACCAGCCGGTTTTCAACCCCCTCCGACAGCATCCGCTCGACGCCCTCGGCACTGCCGTCGTACACGCCCACCAGCTTGACCGCCTTGACCAGTGCGTTGATGCGCTGGGTCAGGCCGTCCAGCTCCTCTGCCTGGTCCTGGTAGATGGCGTAGTCCGGCGTTGGGATGCAGGTATCGCCCGCCAGCGTGGCGAACAGCGGGCGAGGGCACGGCCAGAACTGGTTCAACTTCAGAGGGTCGGGCCGCTGGTCCAGCACCTTCTGCGGATGGTCCTTGCAGACCCAGATGGCTGTCCTGGTCGGCTTGTCCCAGATCTCGTAAACGATGGCTTTCTGCGGGACCGTGGCGCTGTCCGTCTGGTTGCCGTCAGGCGTGGCCGCCTTGGTCAGAGGCACGGCGTTGCCGATTTCCTCGCCGAACCGTTTCACCAGCTCGGCGCGCGTGCAGTACACCCGGCGCCAGACGGCCGTCACCTCTTCCCAGACGCGGGCGTCACCGGTGTGGCCGAAGTCCGTCCAATGCACGTAATCGGGCATCACCTCTTCGTAGTCGACCATCTCGGTGCCATCCGGCACATGCGCCAGCTGGCCGGCGGACTCGTCACCATCTGGCGCGTCGTCGGTGAGCTGGGCGCCGGCAGCTCGGACGTCGGCGTCTCCCTCTACGCTGGCATCGCGCAGGTGAGGCACGTAGCGCACCCATGCCACGCCGCGGCCGCACAGGAAGCGGTCGCGCACGGCGTTCTTGACGATGAAATGGAACCCGGTCAGCTGCTGGGTGAACGCGAGTGAGCGCTCCAACACCTCGCTGGCTACGCGGCCGGCAGGGTCGTCGTCCTTGTAGCGGCGCTCCACTTCCGGTTTCGGGCAGCGTGCGTAGACCGCTGGCAGCATCACCTGCAGGTTGCTCCACAGGACGTTGTACCGGCTGGCGGTTTTGGCCAACTCGCTTTCTCGCTCGTCCTTGTAGCGCTTGACGATGCGCTTGCCGCGCTCATGCCAGGGGCCGGCCTTGGCCTCGTAGCGGTTGATTTCCGCTATCCAGCGCGCAGCCTCCGGATCGGCCGGAATCTGGGTTTCAGTGGTCATGGGGGTTATATCCGTTTGCGTTGCGCTGGGCCGGTGTCGCCCCAGAACAGATCATCAGCGGTCATGTGCTCGAAGAATTTTGGTGCCGGCTTCTGCTGCTCGTTTTCCACTGGCTCGCGCCAGGCCACGGCCAGCATGCGCAGACCGTCAGACAAGTGGGACGTCCAGTTGTGCAGGGGGACTTCCTTGAAACAGCGATTCTCGGTGTCGTACTCGCGCTGGTATGCCTCAGCGGCGGAAATGCCGTCTGTGCAGCGGTCTGCATCCATCCAGCACCGCCGCAACAGCGCGCGCGTTGCCTGGATGCCATCCTGCAGCGATAGGGACGGCACGATGCGGACGCTGCCCCAGCCGAAATGCGCGGCCAGCTGCTCCTGCACGCTCTTGCCGCTGGCGGCGAATGTTTTGGCGGCGCCGTCATGCGGTAGCCAGAGCGTGCCGTAGCGGTAGGCGCGGCGATGCTCCAGCCCCTCGATGTCATCGCTGAATCGGAACTTGACCTCTCCGGCGATGATGTCCATTTCGCATTCACGGCCCGCGAGCTCACCAACGATGTCGGCGACGGTCTGGCCGTGCTCGCTGTAGGACTCCAGAATCCGCACCTCTCCGGCGATCACCTGGAACCACCAGATGGACGTGTCATCGCTCCAGCCGATGTCGAAAGCGCAATGCACCGGAAAGGCTGGATCATGCGCCACCTTCGTGATGCGGCCTTCTCGGCGCATCGTGGCGAACTCGCGGCCGTAGTAGGCACCGAGGACGGCAGCCTCGAACGAGCAGAAATACTCCTGCTGGTAGAACGCCTCGCCGGCATCTTCGCCGAACAGGTCCACTTGCTCACGGCGTTCGCTGGCCAGCTGCTCCTCAGTGAATACGCCAGTATCTTCGGCGGTCTGCACTTCTCCCCACCAGTCCGCGGATGCTTGGGCAGTCTGCAGCAGCTTGTAGGCGTGGTTCTTGCCGCGCGGGGTCGTGATGAACAGCGCCCAGCCACCGTTTTCGGCCAAGATCGGGCGCAAGTACGCCCACGCCGCCGGGTTTCCAAGGGCGAACTCGGAGAAAACGACGCCGGCCGGCGGCGAGCCGACCAGCGAGTTGAAATTGTCCGAGCCCACAACCTGCCAGGTGCTGCCGTTGCGGAACCGGATCATCATCTCCTGTTCGCGGGTGGTGGCGCGCAGTTCCACCGGGAATGCCTCATCGATCCGGCGCCGGCCGGTGTGGGGGTTCACCGCCTCCCAGATGGCTTTGCGAGCCTGGCTGGCCTGCGGCAGCATGTGCCAGTACGTGGCCACGCGCTGGTGGGCGGCGACGGCAGTCCAGTGCAAGCACACCTCGTCCTTGCCCCAGCGCCGATGCGCGATTTCCACCGCCCGCAGGCCGCCGCGTTCCAGATAGCCCCACATGCCTAGCTGGTAGCCGCGAGGCTTCCAGTTATTCGGCAGGCTTATCCGGGGCATAGCGGACAATCTCCACGATCAGGGGGCCGTCATCGGCGCCGGTTATCTCTTGCTTCACCATCTCGCCGTACTTCTTCGGCGCCAGCTTGCTCGCGTACCACTTGCGGGCATCCACGCGCAGCCGGCTGCGGGCTATCACGTCGTGGTTTACGCCGGTCGCGCCCGTGCCATCGATGGGGTAGGTGTCGTTCTGGCCGTCGTCGGCGATGTCCAGGATCTCGTCGGCCAGGGTGTCGGCCTGGATCTCCCTGGCGCGCGCGTATTGCTCCCGAAACTCGGTGTGCTTGTCGAGCCACCGCATCACCATGCTCATGCTGGGCATCTTCGGATCGCGGCAGATTCGGGTCAGGCTATGGCCGCAGGCAAGGCGCTCGCAGATACGCTCCACGACGGCGCGGCTGTATTTGCTCGGTCGTGCCATGGGAGTTTCCAGGGTGGGAATAGCTGCCCGGATCACCTCCTTTCGAGGCACCAGGGCGGAAATGAAAAAAGCCCAGCGGGTGCTGGGCTTATTGATCGGGCACGACAAGAGCGGCATTACGCCGCTCGTTCTTTGTCGAAGCTCCCGCATTCGAATCACTTGAACTGCTGTGACACTCGCATTCTGGGACAGATTTCTCCGGCATGCAAGCGGAGCGGTAGCGGGCCATGCGGGCGTGCTGGTAGACCTGCTGAGCGGCGCGGATCAGCAGATACCAGAAATCATCGCGGCGGATGCTGGTGCGGCCAACCAGAAACCGCGGCGAGTCGTGGTGGACAAAATACCCGCGCAGCAGCTTTTTCTCTGGCATAGCCGGGGACAGCGCCGCCCACGCCCCTTCGATGAACTGGCACAGGTCGGCGTCTACCTGGCGGGCGGGCTGCAGGACGTGCTTGCACGCGTCGCACGGGTCGGGGAACTCATAGCAGGCCGGGCAGCGATTGGGGCGCATACGCCCTTCAGCGCTGATGATCGACGTGCTGCTGCCGCCGTGGCTGGAACGCCATGACACGAACCAGCCCCAATCCTCCATTGCATCCCACAGGTGCTGTGGGAAATCTTCGCGCCGTACCTGCATATTGCCCCCTTGTTGCGTTGATGCTCAGAACTCTTCGACTGCCCAGCCGCCACCATCCCGTTTTGCTTGGACCTTCACGGCGATGAAACGGAACGGGTACTGGTCCGCAGCAATCTTGATCTTGGCGCGCGCATCGTCCTGCCAATGCCCCTTGACCTCGTGCATTTCCATCTGGCCGTTTGCCAGCATGACGGCGAAATCTGGGCTGTAGAACGTGTTGTCTGCGAGGCGCAACTTGACGCCCTCAAACCGATACCACGCGACTTCTCCAGCCTGCTTCCTTTGGGCGAGGTGATTTTCATAAGCCTCCTCGGTCTTGTTCATGGCGCCTGCTTTAAGCCGGCCCAGCGCCTGCATGCGATTTTTGGCATTCGGCCTTTGCCCGAAATTGAGTCCGTGTTGCATGGCTTACCTCAGTGAATCAGGCCCAGCGCCAGGGCGCCGAGCAGGGTGATGGCCGCGGTGGCCAGGACAGTGACGACGGCTTTGGCGTGCGGGGTCATGCGATATCCTCGTCGTGTTGCCGGGCAATCAGCTGGACAACGGCGAGTACCCACAGCGGCCAGGTGAACAGCAGGGAGGCGAGTTGCAGGGCGGTTTTCATGTGCTTTGCTCCGTGGATTCCGGCAGATAGGGGATGAGCGAATCAGGCACCGCGTGGCCGGCTTTTTTCAGTGCGGCGGCGGCATGCTGCTTGCCGATCGTGGTGCCACGGTAGACGCCACGGGCCACCTCGTCGGCGATCTTGAGCCAGTTGTCCAGACGCATCCGCCCTTCATCCGGGAACCGCATGCGCTTTGCCGCGCGCTGCACGTCGGCGAGGTGTACTTGCACGTCGGCGTGGCTCATCTTCGGCGCCGGCAGGGCGTGATCTGGGCTCACATCCGGGATATCCGCCATGCGCTCGCGGTTTGCATCCAGGGCGGCGCGCCATCGACCGGCCATAGCCTTGTAGTCGCCGCGCAGCAGATCATCGCCCATGGCTACCGCTGCCCAGAACACGGGCTGGCTCGGCCAGTCCTGCGGCTCGTGCCGGCGGCGCTTCGTCATCTCCGTTACCGCGCGGTAGAACAAAACCTCCGGGTCGCGGTTGTTGCTGGCGATTTCGCCCATGCAGGCGCGGATGAACTCGTCGCAGGTCGGCGGGTAGGTGTAGCGATGCGCCAGGCCGCGCACAATCTGGTTCGGGGTGGCGCCGGCAATGTCCAGCTCTTCGGCCCAGACCTTCTTCGCCTCTTCGATGCCGGCGTCGACGATTGTGCCGCCGACGGTAGCTTGCTGGCCGTCGCGGTATTTGTCGGCGAACTGCGCGCCAAATCGCCCCATCAGGCGCCGGAAAATCTCGTCCACCCAGCGCAGAGGGATGCTTCCGGTTGCGCCGGTGATCAGGTCATTGCTCATGGATCGTTTCCCCCTGAATCTCACGCTCTGCGGGCATATCGCGGCGCGGTGGGTTGTACATCGAGGACATGGCCGCCTGGCGGTTGCCGGTGTTGCTCTGGCTGGCCTGCATCCGCGATTGCGTGATGCGCTCGCGGTCGGCATTGATCTGGTGCTGATCCAGCAGCCATTTCCCGAATTGCTTCTGCCAGGCGGTTTCGTCAGCGCGGAGCGTTGTCGCGGCCTGGTGGTGGAGGATGAACCGCTCCTTCTCGGCGTCCGGGTCGATACCAAGCTCGCCGGCTTTCAGGCGCATCGTGCGATTGGGGGTGAAGTCGTCAGGGACGGGGATGCCGTCGCGGTTGTTCGTGCGTGCGGTATCACCCACCGAACGAAGAGAGGTGGGTTTATCTGTATCTGTTTCTGTATCTGGTGGCGTTGCGGTAACGTTACCGGGCTGTTGCTTCTGTTTCCGCTTCTTTTCCCGATGCCGTGCAACCCGCTCTGCGCTTGAATCAGAGACGAATTGCCGCTTTTTCCAGTTGGCAATGTTCCAGCCTTCATCGATGAAACCCTTTGCCAGAAAAACAGCCTTGGTTGCGGCCAAGTCATCGATGCTGATACGGAGCTGAAACGCAATTTCTTCGTCTTGTAACGTTACAAGGTCGTTGCTGCAACGCAGGCAAAACAGCATCACCAAACGGCGCTGCATTGCCTCCGGCAGGATCTGAACCTTCGGATCGGATGCGAATTCCGCGTATAGGCGAAACCATCTATTTCCGGCCATGTGACCCCCTTGTAACGTTACGTGGATGTTCCATGGAAGCCTTGGAAATAAAGGGTTTTGACGGGTTGAAATCTGCTATGTCGTTCTGCATAATCACTCCATCACCTGAGAAGAACCCCCGCGAGGCCCGGCCAGGCCGTCGACCGGGGGTTTTGTTTTTTGCAGCCCTATTCCTCGACGGCGCTCTCGAGCCTGTCGAGTTCGGCAACGCGAGGGTGAAGGACGCCGTAGGCGCTTCTTAGGGTGTGAAGCCCCAGGTATTGCTGGGTCGATATGCCATGCGCAGCAGCGCGGCCGGCGAGGTCCGCCGCTTCCGGAGCGGGGATGTCGATGTCCATCGTCACGTCTACGGGTTTCTGCTCTTGGCTCATGCTGCAATCCTTTTCGTCCCGTTGTTGGACGGAGTGTGCTCGATCAGCATCTCCGGAATACTTCCCACCATGCCCAGCAGAGCCAGATCCAAGATCCTGGCAACCGCCGCCGACTCGGTATCGATGCCGTGGAGCTCCATATAGCGCTGCATGGCGTCGTAGGTGCGGTCGGTCAGGCTGGACTTGACGTGGTTCTTTCGATCAGCTCGTTTCCTTGACATGGTTTCGCTCCTGGGTTGATGTGACTGCCTGCGTAATTGCGTTCATCAAATCCTCCTTTTCAGGGTAAAAGCGGGACAAACCGTCCCGAAATGGGCACTTCTTGCTATGCCATACTGCACTTACAGGTAAACAGCTTTGTCATAGTTGAGACTTTAGGGACAGCAACTGACGCAGCGGAATACGGGTCACTCGATGCACCCGTTCCAGTTTGCTTTTTGGAATGCCGCGAGCACCTGATTCCCACAGCGACACGCTCGCCTGGTCGGAACCAAATCGGTCAGCGGCTTCTTTCTGGGTCAGGCGCTGTTGTTCGCGCCAGTTTCGTAGCTTGTTCATGAGCGGAGTTTATTGCGTTACGCAATCAAAATCAAGAAAGGAAGGCGCTGAAAATGATTGCAAATCATCAGCATCGTATGATGCTATGCAACGCTAGAATTTTTGATATGAAAACGTGGCAAGAGCGTGCGCGCGAGGTGATGCGCGATAAGAAGCTGACTCAGCGAGCCGTGGCGGATCGGATGCACCGATCGCAAAGCACTTTTGCGTGCTGGCTTAATGGGCGAAATGTGCCGAACCTGGAAGATATCGATGCCCTCGCTGGTGCGCTGGGTGTTGATGCGGCGTGGCTGGCCTATGGTATCGAGGTTCGGGCCAATCCTGTTGTCGGTAGGATCATGGATGCGATTCATGAATTGCCGGCTGGCGAAACTCAGAAGCTGGCGGATGTTTTGGAAGCGCTGAAGGGCGCCGTGAAGCAGTAGCTTCACGCGCCCGTAGTTACCATATCTTGCGCTTCACCTCCCGGACGTAATCGCCCAGCGCCTGCAGTACCGAATCAAGATTTCCCCCTCGCTCGATCCTGATACAGCCTTCCTCGTCTACTGCGAAAAATATGAAGCCGGCACCACCTGGCGGCGGCAGTGTCTTGCTGTCTTCCGTGCCTATTGAGTTGGCGGTTGCTCCATTACCTATTCCAGAATCCATAGGTCTGAAGTGGTGGCAGTTCCCCGTGTGAATGCACGGTTTTCCGCCCATCGTTCCCGTTGTATTGCCATCCATGCGAACCCCTTTTTGTTGTTCGTTCTCGGTGATCTTGGCCTTTTGGGCTTGGATCGCCTGACATAGGACAGCCTACGGCGGATTATGCGGGAGGGGTATCAGTACAGATTTCCATCTGTACTCTTTTGCTACATTTTTGTAGCAAGAATCGAGGTTGCGAGGCGAATCATCGCGTCTACGTCCCCGGTCTCTAGGCCAGTTGCAAGGGCAAAGAGATGGTGGCAGCGGTCAATGTGCTCATGGTCGATGGGGTCGCCGTGCAGGAGGTGCGCGGGCGTGACATTTAGGTATGCAGCAAGCTTGCTTATCTGTTCGTGGTCAGGCATTTGGTATTTGCACCAGCGACCTACGGTAAACCGGCTCACGTTCATGAAGATGGCGACGGATGGAGATTTGACACCGCGGGCGCGCATAGCTGCCCGCAGCCGGTCGTGAAAATTTTCTGACACGTGCGGATAGTACGCATTTATACGTATTCTTTACAATAGCAGCCGCACCGCTCACTTTTGTTGCAAATTCCATTTGGTTTTTTTGGTTTGAATGCAACATTGCACGTTAAGTCAGTTGACTATTTCAGTCTGGAATCTTTCGTTGAAGGATTAACGACCATAGTCGACCTATGGCATCTGGTCCCATTTCCAGAAGTCGATCTGCCAAGTCCTCCATGGAGGTGGCGGCCACGAAGGTGTTTTCAGGCGCTGGCGTTGGGCGCTTCGGCTCTTTGCCCGTTTCAATCCATTGGGCCCTAACGTTCAGCGACTTCGCAATGGCCAGTAGGTGGGTGGTGCCGCGGCTTCGTCCTCGTTCGAGGTCTGAGATTACGCCGCGGCTGACGCCGGCCCGGCGCGCCAGTTTCTCCTGCGACAGGTGTAATGCGATCCGTTCTGCCCTGATTCTTGTGCCTGGTCCGTTCATCCGGGCATTCTGGGCTAGAGAGTTTCAGCAAAGGCTGCACAGCTGGATGGTAATGCTGCAAGTTGACGCGGGGCGCGGCATCGCGCCCCGCGGGGCGGCTTACTGGCAGATGATGGATGGGGTCGTGAATGTACCTGTCTGAGGGGTGCAGGTGATTTGTGTTGGCGCTGGTGGCGCTGGCATTTCCGGCGCCGTCATGGGGGCTGTGGGGACTATCTGCGGCCGCGTCAGCATCTGCGGCATTTGTCTCATGGCCGCGTTGAATAGCATCGCGTTCTGGGTCCGCATCTGCATTTCCATGTTCATGGCGTTTTGGATGCACTCCTGCGTGCCTGGGTTGTTTGCGTGGTCGTGTATTTGCCCATCCAGTAGGGCGGTCGTGATCTGATCGAGGCTTGCTGCTGCCCGGGCTCTGGCAGCGAGCAGCTCTGCCAATTCGGGGTCGCAGCCTTTTATGGCGGCGTCCCGCACTTCTTTAAGTCTCTCCTGTGGTGTAGCGCACCCGCATAGCGCGCCCAGGCAGAGGATGGCCAGCATTGTTGCTTTCATCTCTCTAGCTCCAGTGTTTGGAGCTTTCATTTTATGTATTCCGCATCGGCCCTAGAAGGCGCTCACGGGTGCCGCTATTGCGGTACGTGCAACACTCGGAAAATTTATTGCGTTTCGCAATTGACATTGTTGATTGCGTATCGCAATAATTCGCTCACACCACCGGCAAACACCGCCGGAGCGATCTTGAACAAACCGCAGTAGCAGACGGCACACCGCCCACCGTGACCACCTGGCAGCAACCAGGGGCGAAGAGGGCGGATAGCGCCGGCACATGATCGGATGCAACCAGCGGCGCCAGGCGGGGATGGAAACCTGCAGGGCGAGCGGGAAGCGGCAAGGCCGCAAGATGCAGATGAAGGGAGTGGAGTCGGGTGGTGTAGAAGGCCGCTTCTCACGAGGCGGCACACTGAAGCGGAGGCCCTGCACCGAATCGCTGATACACCGGGCCGCCGTGTGCGGCCCATCCCTGAGCATCTTGCCCGCAGGGTGCTCAGGGATGCACCCGCATCCTTCTCCTCGTACTACCCCGTTTGCCCGGCCCCGCGCCGGGCTTCTTTTTTCCTGGGAGGCCGCATGTCCCCATTGCTGCAAACCATCAACCGCATCGAGCGGCGCCGCGCGGTAGTGGCGGCCGCCAAATCCATCGCGGTCTGCGTCGGCATCGTCGTACTGCTGGCCGCCGTCAACCTGATTGGGAGCTGAACACCATGAGAGCAAACACCATGCCGTGCGCTGCTGTCGGCAGCCTGTGGCAACACCTGATGATTCAGGACCGCGCTGAGCGTCAGGCCGATCATCTGAAGGAAAAGGCGGGCGAGTTTCAAGTCGCGTACACCAACGGCGGGATCGATTGGGAGGACGTCGCCGGCAGCACCGAGGCCACGCTGGCGATGAATGCCCAGCTGCTGGACCTCGTCCACAAGATGCCGGACTGCCCGGCGCGCCGGCTGACGGTGGAAATGCTGGAGGCGGCCCGCGCCGACTACGTGGCACGCAAGCTGCGGGAATATGTGGCAGCGCAGAGGAAGGTGGCGTGATGGAACACACATTCAAGATCCTCGTCCTGCACGAGGGCTACTACTCCGACAGCGGTGCGGAAATCACCGACGAGAATGGTTTCGTCATCATCGACGCGCGCCAGACGGCCATCCTCCTCGGCTACGCCGACAAGCTGGGCATCGATTGCCCGTCCGACGATGAGCGCGCGCGCCTGGAGTTCACCAAGGAGCAGCAGGCCGCCAACGCCCGCCGCATCGTGGCCTGCGTGAATGCGTGCGCCGGACTGTCCGACGCCGTGGTATCGCATGGGCTGGTGCCTGCCAGCCGGCATTCAACGGTGGCGCACCAGCGCGACCAGCTGCTGGCGGCATTGCGGAAGGTCTTGGAGTTGTCGAATGAAGCGGGGGCTGATCTGCATTGCCTGCTTGAGGGTGATACCAAAAAAGCCCGTCTGGATGCCCGGGATGCAGAAATTCATCTGCTGGCGCTGAATGATGTCGCCAAGGCCGCCATTGCTGCAGTGGAGTCCGGCCATGGCTGAACCCTACCGCGTGCGCGCCAGCAGCTGGGCGTCGTTGTTCGACTGCGCCCACCGCTGGGAGGGCACGCACATCCTCGGCATGCGGATGCCCAGCAGCCCGCGCGCCCAGCTGGGAACCGCGATCCATGCGGCCACGGCGGCATTTGACGAGGCCGTGCTCGCCGGCCAGGCCATCCGGCCCGTCGACGTGGCGCCGGTGCTGGTGGACGAGTTGGCCTCGCCCGACCGGGAGGTCGACTGGTCCGCCGACGAGCTGACCCGGCGCGACGCCGAGCGGATCGGCCTGCAGCTGGTGACGCGCTACTGCCTGGAGATCGCGCCGCGCTACCACTATGTCGCCGTCGAGCTGGAGGTGGTGCCCTGGCTGATCGACTGCGGCGGCGGCATCGTCATCGAGATTCGCGGCACGCTGGACCGGAGCCGGGCGCGAGCTGACGGGACCGGCGGCGTGGGCATCTGCGACCTGAAAAGCGGCGTCAACGCCGTCAGCCAGGGGCGAGCCAAAACGAAAGGGCACGCCCCGCAAATCGGCACTTACGAGTTGCTGTACGAGCGCACCACCGGCCAGGCGGTGACGCTGCCGGCCGACATCATCGGCCTGAAAACCAGCGGCGCGCCGGAGGTGGCCGTCGGCCAGATCGTCGGCGCCCGCGAGCAGCTGATTGGCTCGGACGACTCGCCCGGCCTGATGGACTACGCGGCGGACATGTTCCGCAGCGGCCTGTTTCCCCCCAACCCCACCAGCCACCGGTGCAGCGCCAAATACTGCGCGCGGTGGCGCGTGTGCAAATTCAAGGATGACCAACCATGACCGGAGCAGCAACCAATCTCGCCGAGCTGAAGCGCGTTTCGAAGATGCCGGCGGCACAGGCCGGTATCGGCAGTGTGAAAACCTTCTTCGAAAGCCAGAAGGCCACGCTGGTCGCCGTGTTGCCCAAGCACGTCAACGCCGACCGCATGCTGAAAATCGCCCTGGGCGCGCTGCGTACCACGCCCAAGCTGATGAATGCCACCGTGGAGAGCCTGATGGGCGCCGTGGTGCAGTGTTCGCAGCTGGGACTGGAGCCGAACACGCCGCTGGGCCATGCCTACCTGATCCCGTTCGACAAAAACAAGAAGGTGGACGGGCAGTGGGTGGTGGAGAAAACCGAGGTGCAGATCGTCTTCGGCTACAAGGGCCTGATCGATCTGGCGCGCCGCTCCGGCCAGATCATCAGCATTTCCGCGCACGAGGTCTGCCAGAACGACTTCTTCGAGTACAGCTATGGCCTTGACGAAAAGCTGGTGCACCGGCCGGCGATGAGCAACCGCGGCGAGGTGATCGCTTTCTACGCGGTCGCCAAGCTGGTCGGCGGCGGCCACGCCTTCGAGGTGATGAGCCGTGAGCAGATCGAGGAGATCCGCAACGCTTCGCAGGGCTGGCAGTCGGCCAAGCGCCGGAACAAGGAAGGTGACAGCGTGTGGGGCCAGCACTTTGTCCAGATGGGCCGCAAGACGGTGCTGCGCCGGCTGTTCAACTACCTGCCGGTATCTATCGAGCTGGCCACCGCTGCGGCGCTGGATGGCCGCGCCAGCGATGGCGCAAGCCAGGGCCTGGATAACGTGCTGCAGGGCGAGTTCAGTGTGGTGGACGACGATGCTCCGCAGATCGGCCAGGACGATGCCGGCCGCGAGGATGGGCAGCAGGCCGCCCTGGGCGCGCCGGCCGACGTCGATACCGACACCGGCGAGGTGCTGACGCAGCAGCAGTTCCGGCGCCAGCGCCAGGCGGATCCGGTTTATCAGGCAGCCGAGGCCGAGGAGTCGCAGCAGCGCGCGGAGGCGCAGCCGATGTTCGGCCTGCAGGATGCGTTGGCCGCCGTGCGCGCCGGCAACCTGGACGACGCCCGCGACATGGCTCGCAGTCTGTCCGAGAAGGACCAGCAGATCATCGAGCAGACCATCGCCAACGAGCAGCAGCCCGCGGCGCGCCAGCGGCGCCAGCGCGATCTGGAGTAGGGCATGGGCCGCGTCATCGCTACGCGGCCGGCCAGCTCGATCTACACGCCCGACCGGCTGAAGGAACTGCTATCGGATGCGGAAACCAATGCCAGCAGCGATTGGGACCGCAATTTCATCGACTCCATGCAAGAGCGCCTGCGCCTGTACGGCATGGGCATGCATATCAGCGCTCTCCAGCGCCACCACCTCGAACGCATCGCCGCCAATTTTTGAAAGGACCAACCAATGAACGCACCCCGCGATTTTCGCGCCATGACCGCCGACAGCATCGGCAAAGACCTGTTGGGCGCGCTGCTCCAGGAAATCAAGCTGATGCCGGACGTGTGGCAGAAGCTGCCGCAGCAGAAGCAGGACGATGTGATCGACCGCATTCGAGCCCGCGTGGAAACCAACATCCGCATGGCGGTGCATGTCCTGGCCAGCGAGGGCCGGACCACGGTGGTCGGCGAACTGGATCAGGTGGTCCGCAAGGACGGCATCAAGGCTGTGTTCAAGATCAACAGCAACGCCGAAGGCCGGCATGAGCTGTTCGACAGCGAGCGCAAGGCGTGCCTGATCATCATCGCAGACGCTGGCGAGAACCTGGCCGGCATGGACGACATCCACGGCGAGACCGACCAGCGCGCGCTGGACCTGGGCCACGAGTACCACAACAACGACGGCGGCGGCATGGACGACGTCCAGGACGGCAACGTGGTCGATGCCGAGTTCGAGGAGGTGAAGCAGTTGCCGGCGCCGGGAGACGCCACGCCGACGGAGGCGGAACTCGATGCGGCGTTCGACGCCGGGTATGACGCCGCCGAGGCGGGCGAGCCGGAGAGTGCGTGCCCGGTGATGGCCGGCGCGCTGTGCATCGAGTGGGTGAAGGGCTGGAAGGCCGCCAAGGAAGACGCCGCTGGCGCTGAGCTGTTCACCGACAAGCAGCCCGAGCCGGAGCCCGAGCTGGAACGAAAGATCACGCAGCCAGCTGTCCGCTACCGCCACCCCACGAACGAAAACCAGACCTGGACCGGCCGCGGCCGCAAGCCGGCCTGGGTGCAGGCGTGGCTGGATGCCGGCGGCACGCTGGAAGAGCTGGCCGTCGACGACGAGCCAGAAGCCGCATAACCCATCACCCATCACCAGGGCGCCGCACGCGCCCGTCGGAGAGCATCGTGAGCAACCACATCACCACCATGCGCTATGCGATGGAAATCGCCACGCTGGCCCAGGCTGTGGCCGAGCGGGACGGCCAGATCGAGCAGATGCGCATCCTGATCGAAATGAAGGACCAGCAACTGGATACGGTTCTGAAAAGTGCCAAGGATTTGGCCGATCAGAACACCGCGCTGGTCGCGCGCGAGAATCGCCGCGCTGAACGCATGAGCGCCGACCGCGCCAAAGAAAGGAGCAAGGCAGCATGAAAATCTCATCCATCACCATCAAGAATTTCCAGGGGCTGCGTAATGCGGCCCTTTCCTTTTCCAGCCGCATCGCGCTGATCGCCGGCGACAACGGCGCCGGCAAAAGCTCGCTGCGCGACGCCATTGCCATGGCGCTGACCGGCGTGGCCACCCGCGTGGAGCGCAAGAAGGATTTCGGCCAGTTGGTGAGCGAGGGGGCCAAGAACAGCGGCGTGCGGGTCGACTTTGACGACGGCCGCCATGCCGCGGTGTCGCTGCCAGACGGTAAAACCGCCGGCATCGCGATCGACAACGACACGGCCCAGGACACGCTGCCCTACGTGCTGGCCCCGGAGATGTTCGCGGCCGCGCCGACGGATTCCCGCCGCGCGCTGCTGTACGCGCTGACCGGTTGCAACGCCAACGCCGCCGAAGTGGAAAAGCGGCTGAAGAAGCGCGGCGCCGAGCAGCGCCACATCGACGCCATCATGCCGCTGGTGCTGTCCGGTTTCCCGGCGGCGCTGAAGGACGCCCAGGCCCGCGCCACCGAGGCCCGCGGCGCGTGGCGCGCGCTGACCGGCGAAACCTACGGCGACAAGAAGGCTGAGGGATGGCAGCAGGACGCCCAGGCGGTGCAGGACGGCGATATTCAGCAGGCCCAGCAGGACGCCCAGGCGGTGCAGGACGAGATTGCCCAATGCCAGCAGCGGCTGGGCGAACTGCGCGCCCGCCGGCAGCAGCAGGACGACCGCCAGCGCCAGCTGACCGGGCTGACCGCAGCCGCGGCACCGCTAGAGCGCATCCAGACTCGCTTGAAGGTGGATCTGGTGGAGCTGGCGCGCGTCCGCGACGAGGTGGAGGCTATCACCGCCGGCCCGGCGCCGCGCGTTGGGCTGGTCCACGACCTGGCGCGCGCGCTGAATCTGTCTCTGACGATGGCGATCCCGCTGGGGCAGATGAACCCGGAGCAGCGCCAGCACCTGAAAACGGCCAATGCCGCGCTGGACCAGTACGCCGCCGAGCATGGCAGCCTGGCAGACGACGGCGTGCCGCCGAGCGCCGAAGATATGGCGCGCCTGCCGCAGCTCCAGCACTCGCTGGACATGATGAGCCGCGCCGTCGCCAACGATGAGCGTGACCTGAAGATCGCCGCGGACGCCGCCGCCCAACTGCAGGCGCTGCATGGTGCCGAGCAATTGGCGCCGGTGACGGACGCAGAGGTCGCGGCCCTGGTCGAACGCATCACCACGCTGCAGGCCAGCCACCGCCAGTTGGCCGACACCCTGGCCACCCTGCAGGAGCAGAACCGCGTCGCGGCTGACGCTGTCCAGCGCACCCGGCAGGCCGCCCAGCACCACGCCGACGTGCAGGCCTGGACGCTGATCGCCGACGCCATGGCGCCGGATGGCATCCCGGGCGAGATCCTGGCCGACGCGCTGCGCCCGGTGAATGACCGGTTGTTCGAGCTGGCGCGCTTGGCCGGCTGGGCGCGGCCGCTCATCGCCAACGACATGTCAATCAGCGCCGACAGCCGCGCCTATGGACTGCTGTCCGAGTCCGAGAAATGGCGCGTCGACTGCATCATCGCGCTGGCGCTGTCGATCATGAGCGGCCTGCGGCTGGTGCTGCTGGACCGGTTCGATGTGCTGTCTATCGCCGGCCGCGGCGAATTGTTGGATCTGCTGGAGGCGCTGGACGACGAACTCGACACCGCCCTCGTGTTCGGCACCCTGAAGTCGCCGCCGGCAGGCGATGAGGTTATCCAGTCCGTCTGGATCAAGGGCGGCGAGGTGGTCGTCTCCGAAACCATCCCGCAAGCGGCGTAATCCACCACCCAAAAACCAAGGAAAACCCCATGAAACCCATCCTTTTCTACGACACCGAAACCACCGGCCTGCCGAACTGGAGCGCACCATCTGACGACCCGTCGCAGCCGCACATCACCCAGCTGGCCGCCGAACTGGTGGACGAGGACACCGGCGACGTGCTGGACAGCATGGACATGCTGATCCAGCCGGATGGCTGGACGATACCCGACGACGTGGCGGCGCTGACCGGCATTACCACCGAGCGGGCCGCAGAATTCGGCGTGCCGCTGGCGCAGGCGATGGATTCGTTCCTGGCCCTGTGGGCGCAGGTGGAGCGGCGCATCGGGCATAACGAGCCGTTCGACGCTCGCATGATCCGAATCGAGCTGATGCGGCTGTATGGTGACGAGCGCGCCGACGAATGGAAAGCCGGCGCGGCGTTCTGCACCTGCTCGAACAGCACCAAACTGGTCAACCTGCCGCCGACCGAGAAGATGCTGGCCGCCAAGCGCACCGGGCCGAAGCCGCCGAATTTGGCGGAGGCCTACAAGTTCTTCACTGGCCAGGATCTGCTCGGCGCGCACAACGCCATGGTGGACGTGGCCGGCTGCCGCGAGGTGTATTTCGGCATCCTGCGGCACCGGGAGGCAGCGTGATCTACCAGACCTACGGCGAGGACTACCACGTCACGCCGCGGCCTGAGCCGCTGCCGGCGGCGGCCGGCCAGGCCGATGAGCCGCGCTACCCCGACGACGGGGTGGAGAGCGAT